CAGAAAATTTAATTTGTGTATTAACAAAAAATTCTGGAGAAACAAAATCTAAAGTAACAAATGCATTTTTATCTGATGAACCTACTGTATTTCTAGTGCATTTATATACTCTCATCACCAAAGTAATTTCTTTGTGAGATTGATTGTCTTGTCCTGGAGTATAGAATGATATTGATATTTTTTCATCTCCGATTATTGGGGCATGAGTTACTAGTGCTAGAGAATCTATAAACGAAATAGTTCCTGTCAAACTATTAAAATATATGTCTTCATATATTTCTACTGAACTTATTAATTTTAATAAACTTACGGATAAACCGGAACGAGTAGTTAAAACTACATCTTTTATTATAATATCTCCAAGATTTGCTATCTTGTTTGATGGAGTTGCTTCTAAACTATTTGTGTTATTGATTAATGACATAAAGTTTTAGACTTGAGTTTTTCTCTTTGGCTTTAGTAAATCAACCATTTGAGATATAACTGCATCAACATACTCTGGTTTTACTAAATTTATATCTCTTTTTCTTTCATTTAGTTTAAATTCATAATCGGCGTTTGTAACTTCTCCAAGCAAATTAAGTGTTCTTTGAGTGCCGGATGTGTATATTTTTATTCTACTTTCTGGTGTGTCCAGAGATGGTTTGTCTCTAGGATTTTGCCAAACTCCGTTTGAATCTTCAAAATGATGAACAGAGGTGGCATTTACTTCCATATATCTTATTTTTGTTTCTATATCTATCCCGTTTGAGTTTGTTATTATTAAATTATTAGAATTTGATGGAGGTACTCCTAATGTCCCAACATTTCCATAAACCACCATTTTGCTAAAAGTTGGATCGTATTGAGTTATTAATAAATTTTTAGTTTCTGTTGGAGTTATTATTTTTGCAACTGTATTCCCATTTATAATTGGTTCATTTTTAAGTACCTTTTGTGTTCTTTTTGAACCCGATGCGTAATAAAAAACATCTTCAACATATATTGCTGTTCCAGAATATTTTTCAGCAATATAATTTGTAAGGACTCTTTCGGTTAATGGCCAATCAAAATATGGGTCTAATATTTCATTGAATAATAATATCAACCAATGTAAATTGGAATTTCCGTAAAACGCATGAGCCAAAGTATCTGGTCTATCGTTTTCTTTTATTTTATATGGTGCAAATAATCCTTCTTTTTGTTTTAAGTAATTGGAAAATTTGGCTCTTACAAGTATGTTTTTTACTTGTTTTACTTCTAAATTTTCGCCGTCTAATACAATTGAAGTTACCGGAAAAAGAGAAAAATAACTCATTTTAGAATCCTTGATCTATTCTGTCTGCGGTGAGAATTTCTAGTTCTGAAAATACTAGAGACATTTCTATTTTTGTTGGTGCTGCACCGCCCACTATTTCTCCTCTATCAGTTTGAGTTGAAACTGGAGCAAATGTTGAAAATGGATCGTCACCATAAGAAACATTTATATCGGTTAGTGCACATCTTCCTATTCTTGGAAGATATAAATTTTCCATACCATCATGGTTAAATCTAATTTTAAATTCTGCTGGAAATTCTACATATCTGCCCTGAAGCCCACCTATTCTTTTTGGCAGAGAATATCTTTTAAATAGATTTATTATTTGATATGCGGTTTCGACTTCTTTTGCATTTCTTGGCAAAAACTTAAAAGAGAATTCAAAAGTTCTTCTTTTTGTGGACTTATACATGTTTATTATAAATGGATTTGTTACTTTTCTACTAATCGCTCTATAATAATTTGCTAGATTTAGTTGCCCACCAAGTTCTCCTCCTAAATTTTGAGTCATTTGATTTAGATAATCCGAACTTGATTTTAATGCTTGTCTACCAAAATGTTCCATAGTTACTCTTATTTGTGATGCTAAATTTTCATCATTTACTCCTCTGCTTCTTAAAAGTGCCGCAAGAGTTTGTGCTGTAACTTTCATGGTTTCTGTAACAACTCCAAGTTTGGTGAAATCTTCTTCGTTGTATTCTACACCATAAGATGTTTTTAAATTAGATGGCATATACAGACATATTGTTCTAGGCACTCTTTGATTTGCTGTGGTCATTCCTGTGGTTTCTTGAACAAATCCAAATTCTCCTGCACCAACTTTATCGCTTCCCTCATAACTAAAATTATTCCATAAGTCTTTTGCAACTTGTGCTCCGATTCCACTAGTAGCAAGAGACCCTGCTTGTAGCCCCAACAAAGATACAGTTCCAGCAACTCCTGCCGGACTGTTCAGAATGTTAGAAATTTTTTCTGGATTTACTCCTGGTACTCCCGACAACTTTTTAATGTCTATTCCATAAACTCGTGGATTAGCATCGGATTTTGAATCTGTATTTGTTTTTAAGTTGTTCCCACCAGAAACAAATATTTCAAATGATATCCAATTTTTTAATTCAGGAATTAATCCTAAGTCATAAGGATACGAAAATATCATTTCTTTATCACTACCAGATGGTTGTATTTGTCTGGTTTCACTAAAGTAACCGCTGTCTTGTTGCTGTAATTGTTTAAATTCTTCAGCCCGCTCTTGTTCTATTTTTCTTCTTTCGTTTGCTTGATCATTCTTTAAAATCTCATTTGCTAATGCTTTATTCGGAGAGGGTTTAACTCTCCATGTATTGGTTTCGGCATCGTAGGCAATATCTTGATTATCATTTAATAACTCATAATTATCAATTCCTAGATTCCATTCTTGCCCGTTTTGATATACGCCATCTGTATCTGCGTCTAATTGGGTTGGATCGACTCTAGGTAATCCCCGAGGAGTATTTGTAAATCCTGCTCCGTCTTCTAATGCCATAGGGTTATCTCTTTCTTAAAGATGTAATGAACCTAATCCTAAAAGGTATTTATTCAAAAAATTTTAACTAAATAGTATGTTGGGAGGAGCGCAAAATCGGTACTTTTAAGACATATAAGGGATTTTATAAACCTAAAAATCCCCAAAAATATAAAGGGGATTCGACCAACTGTGTGTACCGTTCTTTATGGGAAAGAAGGTTTATGCAGTATTGTGATTTTAACGAATCTATACTTTCTTGGTCTTCTGAAGAAGTAACAGTTCCTTATAAATCACCTCTAGATGGTAAAATACACAGATACTTTGTAGACTTTTGGATAAAAACTAAACAGACAGACGGCACAGAAAAGTGCATATTAATAGAAATAAAACCTAAAAATATGACAGAAAAGCCTACTATAGATGAAAGTAAAAAATTAACTAAAACTGCCATGATTAAAATGAGAGATTGGATTATTAATACTTCAAAATGGCAGGCGGCTAAAACTTATTGTGAAGACCGTGGCTGGGAATTTAAAATATTAACCGAGAAAGAAATTTTTGGAAAAGAATAAACCGAGGTAAAATTGAGTATAGAAGAAGTAAATTCAATAGTAAGGCGGTTTAAATTTGAAAACTATGATATTGCAAGCAGAGAAGCAACTCATTGGTTAGGAAATACTTTAAAGGAAGTGGGGCAGATATATCGAGAACCGATATTAAGAAGAGGGGAAAATTCTTCATTAATGTCTTATGGAAGCATGTATTTTTTTCAATACAATCCATTAACAACAGAAAGTAAATTGCCTTTTTACGATCAGTTTCCTCTAATAGTAGTTCTTAAATGGCATAAAGGATCTGTTTTGGGTATAAATCTTCATTATTTGCGACATTATAATAGAACAATATTTTTAAATTATTTGTTAACATACACTAATATAGATGAGTGGTATAATCATCCAGCAGACCCAAATAAAGTGTTTTTAAAAACATCATATGAAAAAATAAAACAATCTTCTCCACTAATGAATAAATTTTTAAGAGCATCAATAAAAAAGTATAATTTTAACAGAATTCTTGGGGGCGCGGTTTACATTAAACCTATTGATTGGAAAATTGTTCCGTTTTTGCCATTAGATAGATTTGTTGGTAAAACAAGAGAAGAGGTATTTAAATGGGCAGCAAAACAGTAAAGGAATCAGTAAATGGATAATGTATTTAATTCATCCGAGTTTGTAGGTTCTCTTTTTAGTCAACTTGGAGTTCCTGTAAGCAAAACTATGGTTGGAGGTAAATCCGTCACTCTTAGAGGGGCTTCATTTATAGAAGATCAAATTAATTTTGGTCGGTCTACAGGATATTTAAGAACTAACAGATACTGTATACTATTTCAAGGAATACCAGACTCTTTAGAAATGCAAAAACAAAAAAATGGTTATTTGTGGGGACTAGACAACAAACGATTATCGTTGAACTGTTTGACTGCTGTAATACCAGAAAGTTCTTTTTCTACATCAGAACTTAGAATTGTTGGACCAAAAAGAGCAATACCTTACTCGCAAGAGTTTGGTGATAATAGTGCGGGATTTCAATTTAATTGTGGAACAGATTTATACGAATATACTTTTTTTAGATCTTGGCAAAGGTCTATTGTGGATCCTGTTTCAAGATATGTGTCTTATTACGACGACTATGCCAAACAGTGTTCTGTATCAATAATACCTCTTCCAAATTTTGTATATAATTTTGCTCATGTTTTAGAGTTGTTGGAGTCTGGACGGCTGTACGGTATAAAACTAACAGAAGTTTACCCGAGAAGCGTTGGATTAAATGAATTCCAAAACGCATCAACAAACGCTATTTTAATTTCAAGTATAATTTTTGGCTATAGAGAAATTATTCCATATATGAGTTGGGATGATGATACGAAATATGCTATGCATGCTGGATTTTCACAAATAATGGATATGACATCAAATACTGTTAGAGTTTCAGATGATCAATTAAATGGAATAAGAAGAGATTTGACGAACGAAGAAAAGCAAAGACTCAAGACTGCTTGGTTAGCAAAGCCACCATCGGGAGCAAAAATAGATTCTGGAAGACCGGATTATACAAAATATCTAAAGAATAATCCAAACGATCCAACATTGCCGCAATATGCCGGAGAACCAGACTTGTTCTTAAACAACTTGTTAACTTCAGGTATCAATACGGCGGCTTTATTTAAAGGCATATAAATAATGTATAAGGAGATTATAAAATGACTTTACCTTTTGTTGCTACACCAAAATATGAAATAAAAATACCATCAACTGACGAATTGATAGAATATAGACCCTTTTTGGTTAAAGAAGAAAAAATACTACTTCTTGCCAATGAAACCAAGGATGAACGAGAACAAGTTCGTGCAATGAAGCAGGCGATAAAAAATTGCACATTTGACAAAGTTGATGTTGAAAAATTAGCACCATTTGATATTGAATATTTGTTTATTAAATTACGCTCCAAATCTGTTGGTGAAACCGTAGAAATATCTTTAAGTTGCGATGAGGGCTGTAAAGAAACTGTTAAAGTTTCAATAAAGTTGGATGATATAGAAGTTAAATTTAATCCTATGTTTTCAAATAGAATTCAATTGTCAGAAACAGTCGGGGTTTTGATGAAGTATCCATCGTATGACGACATGATTAGACTTTCTGAAGCACAGAAAAAGGAAGATCCAAATATAGTTATGGAGTTTATTGCTAAATGTATAGACATAATTTTTGACAAACAACAAACTTATAAAACTAGTGAATACACAACAAAAGATGTTGTTGATTTTGTTGACCAACTATCTCAACTTTCACTAAAGAAAATAATGAATTTCTTTGAGTATATGCCAACTGTAGAAAAAACTATAAAATATAGTTGCTGCGGTAAAGAAAAGGAGGTTACGCTTAAAGGAGCACAAAGTTTTTTTCAGTAAGTATGATGCACGATAGTTTGGCAAATATGTTAGAAACAAATTTTGCCATGATGCAGCATCACAAATATCCTTTAAGCGAAATTGAAAGCATGTTGCCGTGGGAAAGAAGAATTTATATTGAAATGCTTATTCAACATGTGAAAGAGGAAAACGAAAAGATGTCAGGAATGGAAAGTCAATTCAATCCTGCACAATTTAGAAGGTAATTAGATGGCAGAATCAGACTTTAACTTTGGGCCAAATTTTCCACCAGGAGGCGCACCCGAAAACCCAAGGGTGAACTCTGCTGCTTTTGATGCTGAGTTGAAAAAAGCACAACAATTACAAACAGAAACTATTAAAAGTTTAACTAATACTATAGAAGAACTTAATAAAAAATACGAAGAATTAAACAATACCAACAAAAAATTAAGCGAAGAAGAAATAACAGCAAGTAAATTACTTAAAGATAAAATAAGCGTATTAACTGAAATTTTATCTAATTTAAAATCAGAGGCGAATAGAGGAACGGTTGCACCTTTAACTAATATCGGAATAAAAGAAAGAACCGAATCTTTTGACAAGTTGGCAAATGTAATTAAAAGTTATCAAGTAACAGCGGCAGATATAAAAAATTCTGGTGGTGGGGAATTAGATTTTGATGCCTGGTTTGCGGGTTATATAGAACAACAAAAAATCAGTCAATTATCTCTGCTTGAACAACAAAATAATAATCTTCTATTAAATGATGTTAAAACAATACTAAAGGAATCAAATACATCTTTATCCGACTTATCAGATGAAGAATTGGAGTTATTGACTAGAAGAACTGTTCAACTATCTGTAGAACAAGGGCAAAGAGAACTTCGATTACTTGAACAAAACAAAGATATTATAAAATTAAATAAAGATGCTACTGCACAAGATATTAAAAATACAAAAGAACTTATTTCTTCTAGAAATTTTGACCCAACAAAAGTCGTGGTCGAAAAGGGTTTCAAAGGCGTAACCCGAGATTTAGATAAAATAATAGAAAATACAAAACCTAGAAGTTTACTCAAGATTGTTTTGGATTTAATGGGACCATTTGGTGCTGTTATTAGTTTTTTCATTAAACTAGTAGTTTATCCATTAATGTTTTCTTTGGGTATTTTAGCAGGTTTTTTTATTGTACAATTTGCAAAATTTAAAGCAATATCGAACATTTTGAGTGGTGATGTTTTCTTAGGAATGATAAAGAGTTTGTTGTTGGTTAAAAATGCTTTAGTATTTACCTTCCGTGATATGCCGCTAATTATAGCAAGTTTTATCAATAATTGGACATCGCGTGTTTCTCAACTATACCAAGGAATAACTAAAACATCAAAGTTTTTTAGTTATATTGCAGGCAAGAGCGAAGCGTTCTTCTTTGCTTGGACTCGTATGCTAAAGTTTATAGAATTGATACCATCTCGTCTTTCCGCATGGTATGAAATCTTTAAAAATTTTGAATTGAATATAAGCAAATTAAGTAAGTTTGAAAAAGTTTATGTTGTTATTGGTGATGTTGTAGTTGCCATTTCAAAATTAATACCAAAAATAGGAACAATACTATCACCAATTGCATCTATAGGAAGGGGAATGGAATCTTTTGCTGCAAGCATTGGAGATCTTACAATAAAATTATTTACTCCAATAACAAATTTCTTTTCTGGTGGTGTTGGCAAAATTTTGCTTATTCTGGACAGGTTTGGTTTTGGTATTGGTAATGTTTTAAGATTGGGCATATCAGTAGGAAAATATATTGGAGGAGTTCTAGCACCATTGTCTGCTGTGATAAGCGTTTTAGCAGGAATGCCAACATTTTTTAAAAACTTATTTAGCGGTAATTTTTATACTATGGTTAAATCCATAATGGCTTTAATTGTACAAATAGGCGGAATGGTGTTAGCAACAGTTTTTGGAGGACCTATAGGTGGATTAGTTGCTGCTATGACTTTAAAATTAGAAAACATAATGAAATGGTTTGACCCAATTTTTGATACTTTAATTTACGCTGGAGCATTAGTTCTAGGATTTATCTACTCATTATACAAAGATTTTGTTGACCCTGCTTTAACAGCAATAAGTAAAGTAATCATTTCTGTTTTAAATTTAGCATTTTCACTTTTAAAGCCAGTCTTTAAAGTTGTCCAATTCATATTGATACTTTTAGCACCACTATTTGGTTTAGTTATGGTTGCATTCAAGGGGCTCGGATATATTTTTAAAGCAATTGGTGCGCTTGCGGATTTGTTTACAGAATATGTTGTTGACCCGTTTACAAAATTTATGGAATACTTTTTGTTTAAATTTATACAACCTCTCTATGATTTTATTGCAGACAGTTTTATTGGCAAAATGCTTGGCATGGAAACCGCAAAAGACAGAAAGAAAAGAGAAGCGGCCGAGGCTGCTAGGAAAAAGAAAGAAGAAGAAACTGAAGAAAAAGGATTTTCTTTTACTATTCCTTCTTTAGAAGGTCAAAATATTGATTTCGGATTTAACGCTCAGGATGTAACTTCTGGCATAGGAAAAACAAAAGAATTTGTTTCTAATGCTGTAGATTCTTCGGCAAACATGATAAAAAATACTGCTTCTTCTTTAAAAACTATTAGTCAAGATTTTTCAGATTCAATTTATCATTTGTCGGACACACTAAAAACTCAACTTACTCCAATAACTAATACTATGATAGAATTAGGAAAATCTTTTGGTATGAGAGCAACAGAGTTTGGGTTTTCTGCGGTTGATAAAATTAACACCCCAACTGTAAGAACAGTTTTAACTAATTTAACAACACCTATTCCTTCTTATGCAACTGCTTCCACTATAGTACCGTCTATTGCTCCTGCTGAAAATAGAATGGCACAAGAATACCAAATGATGTCTACCTTATTGCAAAAAGCATCAATGGATTCAAGTGAAAGAGCCGCCAATAATACTATTAACAATCAGCAAACAACCGTTGTTAATAACACTAATGGCGGCCCTACGATGGTTATGCCAAGTAACAGTGAAAGAACTATTAATACAATCAATAGTTCTGTCCGACCATCAGGCTAATCAATCCTCTTCAGCCAACTTGCGGAAGTAGGAAAGCGTATCCTCTTCGCCGCCATCGTCCTCTTGAACAACAGGCTTCTTTGCAGCGGCAGTTTCCTTCTTACGGAACTTCTCGCTCAAACTCTCACGGATGGGTTCTTCATCTTCAGCCTTCTTGGAAGACTTGATTTCAGTCGTGAGAACAGTCTCAAGACGCTCCTTCAATTCCTCGTAAGACTTGAACTTGTCTGCGCCAGTAAACTCGGCAAGAGCATACTGTGACTTCCACACCTTCTCAAGAAGTTCATCCTTGCCGTCAAGTAGCGGACTCTTGTTATCAAATTCGCTCTTGTCATAATTAGCAAAGCCACCAACAGTCTGAATCTTCATCTTGAAGTTTCTGCCGTTCCAAAAATCGAACGGGTTGATTGGCTCTTCGCCGGGGAACTTCGGCTGCATGGAGTCGGTAATCTTATCAAAAATCTTCTTGCCGTAGCGGAACAAGAATACCTTACCCTCGTTCTCACGGTTCGCAGGATCGCTGATAACCATGATGTTACTGATGTAAGATAGTTTACGCTTGCGAGCACGAGCGATTTCCTTGTCGGCTTCAATGCCGCTATTCCACAACTCGTTATTGGCTTCACACACAGGGCACTTCTTGCCTAAAGTGGTTGGGCAGTTTTCAATATACCAACCGCCCTTGCCTTGGAAGCCGTGCGAGAAAACTCGTGCCCACGGAACTTCTTCGTTCTGACAAGCAGGCAGGAAGCGAAGCACGGCATAACCGTTTCCATCCTTACCACGCTCTGGGCTCCAGAAGCGGTCATCCTTGTATGATTTGGTTTCCGTCGTCTTTTCCAATTCCTTGGCGAGAGCCGAGACAGAATTCTTGCTCATCTTCTTTAAATCTGAAAATCCAGCCATTGTAGTATCCTTTCGTATTACGGAGTATTAAAGTGTGTTAGTGAGTATGGTATTGTATACT